GACTGAACTGTGAGAACCTGCAACAATTTGAGCGAATTACAATATGAACGCAAGCAAGGTTGAATGACTGACAGATGAAGAATCAGAAGCGCTTGATGTTCTGTTCAGCACGAAAATCAAAAAAGTCAAATAATCAGATATTGATTGAGATTAGTGAGAATCGCTTCCGACGGTGGAATGAAAAACACAGTATATTGACATATTTATTATTTATCAATCAATGGACAAACAAAAAGCAATAGAATTATTGAAAAACAGCAGTTTGTTGAGAAACAAATATTTTGAATTCAACTTCTTTGATTTTTGCAAGTTCTATTTTATGGAATATTACACGTTCGATACACCGAACTGCTTGTTGAGAATCTATGAAGCACTTGAAGAATGAAAGAATGTGTTCATTGAGTGATTCAGATGAAGTGCAAAAACAACAATTGCACAGATGTTCGTTTCACGATGTATCGCATACAAGAAAAAAAGAAACATTATGCGATACGCACAGACAATCGAGAATGCAGAAGAAAATCTGACTTATATTGCGAACAGTTTCATTTGAGACACCGACTGATGAGAAAGATTCATTCGTGATTATTGACATTTGTATTACCCAGAATTTATGAATCGCTGATGACAGAAGAAAATCAAACGTATTGATAAATTCATCACAGAAAATGACTGCTATGTCAGAGCGATGTCTTTGTGAACGTCGCCGAGATGAAAGAACTATACAGCACCAGATTGAAAATTCAGACCAGATTTGCTTGTGTTCGATGATGTTGATACAATGACGAGCACAGATTCAAAAAAGAAAATCGACAAAAACTTTGAATTCTTATTGAATGAAGTTCTTTGATGAACGACAAACGCAACACAGATGATATTCTTGTGAAACACAATCTATGAAGATTGACTCGTGCCGAGATTTCGTGAACACATCTCACACGATAAGAATCGAACAATCATCAGAATTCCAATCTATGATGAAAACAATCAGATTGTTCGAGATAGATTCGTCGAGACTGACGCAGAAGCTGAATCGCTGAACGAATGAATCTATGATATACACAAGAAATACATCTCACTTGAATCTGAACGCAGAAGATTGTGAAGCATATCATTCAGTCAGAACTATTTGCTGATTCCGTATGTCTTATGACAACACGTCATCACAAGAGATATGATTCAACGAGACAATGAATGCAGATGATACAAGTTCGATATGATTCAGATTTGAGTTGACCCAGCTGTGAGTGAAAAAGAGTGAAGCGACGAATACGCAATCAATATCACGTGATTCGTCGGCGATAGAATCTATCACTTAGAATCTATCTGATTGAATTGAAAAGAGAAAGACATCGGTGCTTCTGCAAACGTCGTGTTGCAGAATTACCAAAGATATCAAGCCAAGCGTGTCGTTGTTGAGACGGTTGCATATCAGCAAGTATTGAAGAACATCTTCAAACGCTTGTGAATGGCTGTTCAAGAATACAGAACTATCAAAGACAAAACAACAAGACTAATGGAAAAGCAAGTTCTATTCGAAGACAAGAAAGTCTATTTTGCACCGTGATATTGAAATGACAAGCTTGTTGAACAATTGTTGTCGTTTCCGAATTGAGAACACGATGACCGTATCGACGCAATGCTTCTCGCAATGCAAAAATCAACGAAAAGCTTTTATATGGCTATGTAGATTGAGCAATGAAGAACGTCAACAGTCGAAACTGATGAAGAAGAAAGAAAGTTCGATATTCACCAGTTCAGAAAGCAGAAGCCTTTGAAGTTGTAATCTGTGAAAGACAAGTTCTGCAATTCTTATCATCAATCAACAAAGATTGAGAACAAGAAAGATTCACAACTGAAATCACACTCTTTGAGTTTCGAAAATATCTTCAAAACAAAAGAGATTGACTTGACCCATATCTTTTTGAGAAAGAATAAGATATGATTTTATTTCTTACTTATTATCTAATGGACGAGAAAAGAACTTACACCAAAATCGACGAGTTCACATTCAAAGTCGAGCAAGACAAACATCTTGAAGAAACAATGACAATCGACAAGCAGTTCTGATATCTAATGCAATGCTTGAACTGATTGCGTGAATGTGTGAAGAACGCCAACGAGTTTCAAGACAAGTTCGTGAAGATTGTTGAGACATACAACTTCTATGTTGACTTGATGACCGAAGCGAAAGAATCTTGCTGATATGATTACAAGTTGCCCGAGAAGATTGAATTGCCCGATTGCTTTGATATCATAGAAGTGAAGATAGAAAACATTCCAACAATCGACTTCAAAATCGACGAAAAGAAAGCAAGTTAGAACTTGCTTTTTTCTTTTCTTCTTTGAGCGTTCGCAGTTCTTGTGTATAATGCAGACAATGATATTTATATCACAAACAGCTGAATGTGATTCGCAAATCAAATCAAGAGTATAGTTGCAAAGACTTTCTGAATTCAAACGAAATCTTTTTCTTGAAGCAATCTTCAAAGCATTGCTTCTTTATTGAATAGATGATACACTATCGACTTGAACACATATTATATGTTGTATCAATACAATGGTGATATCAGACAAGCTGTTCAGAAGATTTCAAATTGAGTTTCAAGAAACGGAATCTATCTCGAAGACAATCAGAATCAAACGGTTGAAGACAATGTGATTACTGATGAAGTCTATTCATTATTTCAAGCACCAACTTTCTTGAAATGGAAGAAAGAACTATACAAGAACTATATGCTATCTTGAAACCTATACATCTTGCCAGTAAGAAATGAATGATGACTTGTCATCTGATTCGACATCTTAGATTCGAGAATGGTGAGCAAGCAGACTGACCCATACGGTGTGATTCAGTATTTCTATGTAAGCACTCAATGAAAGACTGTGAGATATAGACCACAAGATATTGCATACTTCAAACGAGAAGATTCAGTAGAAGATTCAACAAGCTGAATGTGAATATTGAACTGATGTGTGTATGACGCACTATCAGACCTTGAAGCGATGAAAGTGAATTATTCATTCTATCAGAATTCAGCCATACCGTCTGCTTTGCTTGTATTAGATGACGAGCTATCAGATGAAGAAATACAGAACGCAAAAGACCAATTCGACGCAAGATTCAAATGAAGTGAGAATCAGCACAAGACAATGGTGATGAAAAGTGTGAAAGATTTCAAAACGATATCATTCACAGCAAGAGATATGGAATTCATCAATCAAAGACATCTCACAACAGAAAAAGTTTCAGCTGTGTTCGGTGTGCCAAAGTCAATCTTGTGATATGTTGAATCGGTGAACTATGCGAACGGTGAGAATCAAAGAAAAGAATTCATAGAGTGAACATTGAGACCATTAGAAAGTGATTTCGAACATATATTGAACAGACTCATTGAACAATTCAGACCCGACCTATTCAAGAAATATCGAATCAAGTGTGATTGAGAACAGTTGGAAGAAACACAAGAGCGAATGGAATGATTGAGAAAAGATGTTCAATGCTGAATAATGACAATCAATGAAGCAAGAATCGAAAGATGATTTGAGCCAGTAGAAGATGAGAACGCAGACAAGCCACTTGTATCAAGAAACGTTGTATTATTGGAAGATATCGCATTAGACCCAATTTTATCTCTTGATGAGACATAAGATGAGTGTGTCAGCTGATTACAGAAGACTTCTGAAAAGAGAACTGAAAATCAGAACAATCATCGAGAAATCTTTCAAAAGACAACGTGAGTTCTTGAATGCAAATGTAAGAGACTTGTATGAGAACTATACAATCAACATCGAGATTGCCCGAGCAAGAATGAACAACGAACACGTTCATCTATACCCCGAGAAGAAAAGCCGATATGATATTGAGAACGATGAGCCATTGTGATGATTCCGAAAAGAGATGTGAGTTGACGATTTGTTGGAAGATATGAAGCCACAAATAAAAAAAGCAGTTGAAAAGTGATACAAGAGAAGTTTCAGACTATTAGAGCCGTTGTTGATAGAGAATTGATTCAGATATTACACAGACACGATTGACAACTATGCGAACAAACGATGAGAATTGAATCTATCAGACTATAAGTGAGCGATAAGCTATACGACGAAGCACGATGTGATAGAGATACTGAAAAATTGAATCAACAACAATCTGACGGTTGATGAAGTTGCGAAACAGATTGAAGCAAAGAGTGAAGTGTTGTTCTGAAAATGACGTGCCAACACTATTGCAATCACCGAGATGTGAAAAGCATACGAGCGATGAAATTATCAGCCAATTGCCCAGCTTGAATCGGTGTGAATACAAATGGAAAAGAAACGAGAAACTTGCCACGATTCAAGAGTAAGACCCGAACATCGTGAATGTGAAGAAGAATGACGAGTGAGAAGTGATTACATATACCCAAGTGTATGAGTTGACATTCCACCGTGATGACCGAATTGCCGTTGCACGCTGTTGTATCGTAGAGCAAAATAGATTTATATCTTATAATAGAACAATGAAGAAGTTCAAATTAGTGAAAGAGAAGTGATATTTCCAATCACTTCGAGACACAAAATCAGTTCAAGCGTTGGAAGATTGAGCTGTGATGATTTCGTGATATGCTTCAACGAAAGACAAAGATAGATGATGAGACGTTGTAGAGCCAAAAGCTTTTGCGTCAGCACTTGAAAGATATATGACCAACCCAATCGTTTTGCTTCAACACAAATCAGACAAGCCAATCGGTGTTGTTGAAGAAGCTGAAATCGATGACAACTGATTACGAATCAAAGCCAAGATTTCACAGAACACAGATTGAGTTGTTGACCTTATCAAGAATTGAGTGCTTAGAGCATTTTCAATCTGATATTCAGTCAAAGATTACGACACAGACGTTCGTGAACTTGCTGATTGAAGCTACGATATGACGAACATCATCAAAGACTTAGAGCTTTATGAAATCAGCGTTGTATCTGTGCCAATGAACCCATACGCATTGAGCAAATCAGTTGAAGACTTGCTTGAAGTAGAAGAAGCAGAAGATGAAGAAGAAGCAGAAGAATCTGATGAAGAAGTAGAAGAAAAAGTTGAAGAAGCAGAAGCACCAGTTGAAGAAGCTGTTGAAAATGTAGAAGAAACACCAGTTGAGACTGTTGCAGAAAGTGAGCAGACACAAGAAGAAAGTTCTGAATGAACAGAAGTTCAAGAAGAACAGAAAGAAGCAGAAATGGAATCAGAAGCAACAGAAGAAAGCGTAGAAGAAGAACGCCCAAACGAAGAAGCTGAAACAGTAGAGACCAGCGAAGACGATGTCGAGAAAGTAGAAGATAAGCCAGCAGTCGTTGACTTATGAGCAGAAGAAAACGAAGCAGAAATGCACGTTGAATCTGAAACAAAAGAAGCAGATGAAAATTCTGAAATAGATGAAGAATCAGTTGAAGAAGATTCTGAAAATGCTGATGAAACACCAGCAGACGAAGACGAAGTCGTTGAAACACACGATGAAGAAATCGTTGAAACGAAATCAATTGAGACTGAATCACAAAAATGATTCGATTTTGAATCTAAAATCGCCCAGCTTTCAAAATCATTCGATGAGAAACTTGCCGAGAAAGATGAAAAAATCAAATCACTTGAATCAAAAGTTGAGACAATGACGAAGCTTTTCGCTGAATCATTAGAGACTATTGATATGATGACAACTGCTGTGAAAAACACACCAGTTGCAAGCTGATTGGCTTACAAAAGACCAGTCAGAAAGAATTGATGATTCTGATATCGTGAGATTGCAGAATGAATCAAAAACTTTTATAATTCCTAATTTATTTCTTATTTTATTGAAAAAATGAATTACAAAGAACTAATCGCCGAAGCAAGAAAAATGGCGAACATCAATGTGAAAGAAGAAGAAGTTGTTGCAGAAGAAGTTGTTGAAGAAGCAAAAGCAAACGAAGTAATGAATACTGGTGCTTCAAACTTCTGACAAGAGCTTGTTCCAACAAATGTAATGGCTGACCCACTTCTTGATATGCTTGGAAACTATTCAAGACTTCTTCCATTATTGCCTTGAAATCACGGAAACAATATGGCTGTTTCTGAAATCGTTCCTATCGTTTGAGAAGCAGACTTATTTCAAGGAAATTCAGAATGGACAACTGGTGCTTGAACACTTACACCAGCTGACAACTGACCAGCAACAGACAAAATCACTATCACTCAATGACAGTTTATCACAACTGTTGATGTATCTGATAGAGAATTGAACTATGCGACTGATAGATTAGAAGCTATCATTAGAGAAAGAGTAAACAGATGAGCTTCAAGAACAATCGACGCTTTCATAATCAACGCCGATTCAACAGCTTCTTGAAGTGGAAACGTAAACTGAACATACAGTTGAAGCCCATACTTCACTCAATGAACAAACGGAATCAGAATGGTTGGAATCGCAAATACTGGTGTATCTGTTTGAACAATCACAGCTGGACAATATCTTGCTGTAAAGAACGTTCTCGACGCAAGATATCAAGCTGAATTGAACAACTTATTATTCATCGAGCCAGCAAACGTTTACAACAAGACATTGCAATTATCTGAACTAATCACAATCGATAAGTTCTGACCAAACGCAACAATATCTCAATGAGTTCTTGCAAAGATATGGAATATTGACGTATTAGTTGCAGAAGACTTCCCAGCTTTGACTAATACTTCTTGATTAGTTGACGCAACATCTGGAAACAACACAAAAGGAAGTTTCGCTTGTGTTTATAAGCCAGCAATTCAATACTGATTCGGAAAACCTTTACAAATCGAAGTTGGACGTGTTCTTGGAAAAGGAATCAAAATCGTTGCAACATTCGAATTCTGATTCGCTATTGCAAACAGCAAAGCTGGACTTGGAAAAACAGTTGGACTTGGAATCAACGCAACAGTTTAGTCATTTATACAGATTCAATGGAAGAACGTCTTCATTGGCGTTCTTCCGAAGAATTTATCTCTTATCAAAATCAATATGAGCAAAGTGAAAGCAATACTTGAAGATGAACTTATTGATTGAGTAGAAGTCAAGAAATGAGCAATCTTCGAAACATCAAAAGAAATGGCTGAATATCTTCTTAGAGCATACCCCGAAAGACGAGAAGCTGTTGAAGAAGACGAAGCCGTAGAAGAAGTGAAAGAAGAAAAGAAAGCTGACAAGAAGCCAGCAAAAAAGAGCAAATAATTTAGTAAGAACAAATCACGATGAGCTATTCAACACTTGCACAATTCAAAGAATATATCTGAATCGATGTATCAGACACGAGTCAAGATACACTTTTGTCTCAATTTCTGAATTCTGCGAATGAGAAGTTGAATCATCTTTGTTGAGTAGATGATTTCACTCAATGAACAAGAACGCAAATCATCGAAAAGAGATGAATCAGCGACACAGCAAGATGACTTGAATTCTATTTGAAGAACAAGCCAGTTTCTGCAATCACAAAATTGAATTGACAAGCATATTCTTGAACAAAGTGAACTGATTATCTAATCATATATGATAGACGTGCAATCTTCAAACAGTTGCCGTTGAATGATTGGTGAATGCTTGAAGTTGAATATACAGCTTGATATCAGACGATACCCGATGATTTGAAGCTTATGGAAATGATGTTGGCGAGCTGAATGCGACAAGAACACAACTATGAATGAGTCTCATCTTACAGATTGTGAGATGAATCAATCACGTTCGGAAGCAAAACGTCAAGCAATGGTGCTGTTCTATCACCCGATGACCAATATTTCAGCTTTTCTGCATTATTGAACAAATACAAGAACTTTAATTTGCCTTTGTAAAAATCTCGATGTGAATTCTATACAACAAAAAAGCAACACTATACACATATTCAAGAAACAGCAACGGCGTTTCATCTTATTGAAGCACTTGAACAACCTTTGCTTGCAACATTCAGCCATTGAACACAAAAGACTGAATCGAATGAGCAGACTTCTTGAAGATGAGAAAGCTGTATTCTGACAAAGTCTTGACTGTGTGAGACAAAGTTGTTTGTGATTGAATCACATACATTGTAGATAGAACAGAAAATCGAGATTGAGCAAAAAGAAAGTTCTGCAAATCATTTATCATCGAAAGCAACTGAAACTAATGGCTGATGTAAAATTTGAATGAGACCGAGACAAGCTATTCAAACTTTGAGACAACGTATCATCAGCAGTTCAATTGATTCTCACAGATGTTGCATTGCTTATTCAGAATTCTGCGAAGAAAAACGCACCAGTTCGAAGACGTGAGCAATACCCAAACACACCGAGCAATCAAAAGAGAAGATGATGAACATTGAAAAGAAGTATTTGAGCGAACTTTGATTTCATTCAAAGATGAACAGTCATTGTGTGAAGTGATGTCAAATATGCGAAAGTGCGTGAGTATGTGAACAATCTCAACCCACACACAAGAAAATATTTGCGAAGATGATACGAAGACAATAGAGATAGAATCAAACAAATAATCAACGACGATTTATCAAAAGAAATATCATAGATGTCAGAAACGATTACATACAGCTTCAAAGAGATTGGTGATTCAATCTATACAGCAATGCTTCAAATCAAAGAGACTGATTTGAAAGTTTGAGCAGTATATAATCACGACATCAAAGTCGAGAACTGAATAAGCTTACCAGCAATTATTATTACACCAAGTAATTGAGCAGTCAATCTTTTAGATAGTTGTTCGTATGAGAATCAAATCAACTATACTGTGAGACTGTTCGATAGAACACAAAGCAATTATTGAGACATTGAAGACAATATGAGAATAGTTGCTGATATGGTGCTTCAAAAACTAAAAGACATCTGAACAATCACTTGGAATAATAGCAATTGAAAGACGGTGAAATGCGAATTTGATTATGAACGATGATTCACAGACACACAAGAGCCGTTTAGAGTATTTGAAGTCAGTTGCAAGTTCACGTCGATTGAGCAATAAGCATTTATCTTATAATCTATCACAAATGCCAAAGAAATGTAAACATTGCCCCGAGAAAGAAGAAGTCGTAAGCTTCGAAGCAAAAGAGACGAGAAAGTTCAGCTTTCCGACCTTGTGAATTTGCGTAGAAGCGAAGAATCTCGAAGAAGCATACAAGAAAGTCAAAGCAATGACTGAATACAAAGACAAATCTATTTAGTTTATAATCAAACATCAAAATGAGCGACGCATTTATCGGAAGAAAGTCTGCAATATGACTTTGAGTAGAATCAACAAGATGAACAGCTGTTCAGCCAGTTGTATGGTTGCCAAAAACAGCGTGAGTTCTAAACCCAACAACAGAATCAGCAACAGATGATTCTTGATATGGTGTGATTGATGAAATATATGATTCTTTCACAACTAAAAACAAGTCTTGAATGACACTCGAATGAATGGTGAAAAACGATTCAATTTGATACTTATTCGAGCTTGCATTGTGAAGCTATGAACAATTGAAAGTCTTCACTTGAACACCAAGCTGATGAACACCAGCAAGATGAGACACAGTTTCTTGATGAACATTGAGAAAAATCTTACAGATAGGAAGCACAACATATTATTGCTTCGATTGAAGTGTTTCAGCTTGAACAATCACAAACTGAACTTGGACTATGACTTGAACAGCTGTTTCAAGCTTCAAAGTTCATCTATTCAGTAGATTGAACAGCAACACACACCCAAGTGCAACAATCTATGACATAGACCCAGTTGCTTCATCATACGCACCATTCTGTATGATAAACAGCTTCGAAATATCTTGTGAAGTTGCAGACTATATGAAATTTTCTGCTGAATTCCAATGAAAGCAAATGCAAGCAATTGCAAGTTGAAGTGAGCCAACACCAGCATATTCTGATGAGCCAGCATTCACATCATCAATGGCGTGAGTAAGATTCGCAGATTCAGAAGCTGAATTGAATGGTGCAGATGAAATCTGTATGCAATCATTCCGTGTTGCAATCAATAAGAATCTTGCAGATGTTCAATGTTTCGGAAGCACAGACGTTGACGCATTATACAATCAACAGTTTAGTGTAGAATGAGACTGTGAAGCATTATTCGATGACACATCTCTTAGAAATTACGCATTGAACAGCCAAAAGAAAGCTGTGAGATTCTATGCAGAAAACGGAAGTTGAGCAGACTTTTCAGCAATCTATGTTGATTTGTTCAAAGTATGATTGAACGACTGGACAAAAACAGACGCAAACAATGATATTGTGAAACAAACAATGTGATTCACTTGACAATATTCAAACGATGACGGTGCAACTATCGAAATCGTTCTAATCAACGGAAATTGAGACTGATACTAATATTTATCTTGTAATCATTCAGACCCAATGGAAGCAAAAATCATAAGAGTTGAGAATATGGTGAACGTGCCAGTTCACACTTTGACGTTTCTTGATTATGACGAAGAAACAGTTCTTGCAACTGTTCAAGTCTATGATTGAGAAACTGCGTCAGCACCAACTGACCCAACACGTGAATGATACACATTCACTTGACGAAGCCCAGAATTCAGCAATTCAGCGAAAGTTTATGCAGACGCTGTTTACGTTGCAGAATACACAGAAGATTCTGATGAACAAGCTGATTCATAATACATACGGCGATTGCTGGCTTTCTTTCTCTTGTGCCGTGTAATCGCCGAATTCAAACAAGAGATTTCTTTTAGAATATAATCAAACAAGAGATGAAAGTGAAAATCAATTGAGCTGATGTTGAGATTACATTCTCATCAGTTTACACAAGATGAATAGACAAAGAGTTTCAGAAGATTCTATTCAATGGTGTGAAAGCAAACACAAACACAGCAACGAACGGAATCGATATGAATCTTGAAAATATTCAAGACGCAAATGACTATCTTGTGAAAGCAATGACAAATCTGAATGAAGAACAGATTGCCCAGCTTTCTCTTGAAGATTACAACAAGATACTTGCGAAGATAGAAGAAATCAAAATACCCAGCAAATAGTGAACTGCTTATCAATCAGTTCGAAAAGACATTGAAGAACTGAAAGAATCTAAGCAAACGACATCGTGATTATATACTGATGAAAGAAATATACCATTGCACGCCAAGTGAACTTGATGAGCAAGAAGAACGAATCTTACAATTGCACTTCACGATGTTGCAAAAAGAAAGAGAACACGAATACATCGAACAGAAAAGAGCAGAACAGAAAGCAAAGCAACAAGCTTTATCAAATAAGAAATAGTCAATGGCTGATTCATCACAATATAATCTATCATTAGTAATTACGGCGAACAACAAAGCTGTTGAAGAAATAAACAAGCTTTGAGCTTCTGTTGACAAAGTGAAATGATGAGTTTTGCAATTGTCTGATTCAACGAAGAAAACGTTGAAGACAATTTGAGCCACAGCCACAGTTGTTGCTTGAAGTATGGTTGCATTGTGAAAGACTTTCGTTGACGCTTCTATGGAAGCCGAGCCACTTCAAAGAAGTTTTGAAAGACTTTCGGAATCAGCACAGATATCGAGCGACGAGATGTTGCAAGCGATGAGAAAAGCTTCAAAATGAACTGTATCAGACACAAAGCTTATGGCTTCTGCAAATACGGCTTTGTCATTATGAGTTGTGAAATCAGCTGATGATATGGCGACTCTTATGGAAATTGCCCGTGTGAAATGACAAGCGATGTGAAGAAGTATGGAAGAAGCACTTGATGACATCGTGAGATGATTATGACGTGCCAGCCCAATGATTCTTGACAACTTGTGAATCGTAATCAAACAATCAGAAGCACAAGAAGAATATGCAAAACAGCTTTGAAAGACTGTGAATGAGCTTACAGAAGCCGAGAAGAAGCAAGCGTTGGTGAATGCAGTTGTGAAGCAAGGAAAAGAAGAACTTGCACAGACGTGAGACTTACAGCTGACAATGGCTGAAAGACTTCAAATCGTGAATGCACAACGAGAAAACACAAAGAAGATTATTTGAGACGCTTTGTTGCCAGTCATTCAAAGAATTCTCGAAGCAATCACACCACTTATTCAAAAGGTTGCTGACCGAATACAAGAACACCCAAAACTTACTGCAAATATTATGCTGACAATCACAGCAATTGCGTGATTGATTGCCGTTGTTTCTTGACTTGCACTTGCATTGCCAAGCATTGCGACTGCAATTTGAGTTTTGAGCTGACCAATATGACGAATCATTTGAGCAATCACATTGGTTGCTGTTGCTTGGAAGAACAATCGATGATGAATTCAAGAAGCTACGCAAGACGCAGTTGAACGTATCGAAAGAATCATCTGACCACGACTTGATAAAATCAAAGCACGGCGACAAGAACACGGTGAGACTGTGATGATATATGTTGAAGAAATCTTTTGAGCGATTGCAGATACAATCTGAACAACATTGACATTGCTTGTATCTATGTTTTCAATGTGTTTCGAAACTATCTCATCAACAATTGAGTTCTTCAAAGCTGTATGGAATTGAGACCGAGAAGAAGTTTCAAATATCGCAATCTGACGAGCGACTTCAATGGACGAGATTCTCACAGACGCATTTTGAGACACACGAACATCAATCAAGAATTGAGTTCAAGAAGTTTACAACCGAATTGCACAGAAGCTTCAAGCATTGGTTGACCTTGTTCAAAGTATTGTTTCTTGAATCAGAAACGCCCGAAACAATGTGAAATCATCTGTGAGCAATTTTGTTGACACTTGAATCAGCAAGACAAAAAGCTTGATAAAAGCAATCTCTTGATGAAAAGCTTGATGATGAGTTGTGTATTGATGAGAATCATACATCGTATGAGAACGCTGACCCGAACTATTCACACCAAGCCAAAGATGAAGTATTACACCAACGAATCAAATCACAAACAACAACGGAATCGAAATCAATATCAACGGTGCAGTTGTGAGAAGCGACAATGATATTCAAGCCATTGCCGATGAAATCACAAGAAGAATCAAATTAGAAAAAAACTTTTGAATTGCTTAATATAATCAAACAATGACAACAATCATCAATGGAAGATTACTATGACAATGAGACAATGCCGTCATAATGGCGTGAAACTCAACATTCTCGTTCAACTGATACAATCTTGCCAATTGAATCACAACAAGAGTTGTCAGTTGCAATTCTGATGATTTGTGAAAAGTTGATTTTGAGACGTTCAATTATGCAATGCAAGACTGATGATGAGTTCTTTGAAGATATTTCAGAACACATACAATCAACATCTGAATCAGCATTCAAGAAGATACACACGAAAAGCTTCTTGCACTTATGGACGAAATCAAATATCAATGTTCAGCCGTTCAATGAGCATTGAGAATCAAGAGTTGAGATGTTGTAAGAGAACGAACAGCAACTTGCACATCAATCAAGTTCAATAGAGTTGCATACAATGTGAATTGGCTTTGAAATGTGATGTTGACATTCCAAGCAGTCAACCCACATTCACACAGCTTGAAACCTATCTCATTGAATATCACAAGTGAGACTTGATTGTATAAGTATTCAATCTGATACTTATGACGTGCAACAGCATATTTCACATTGAATATGGCGATTGAAACGAATTGAACATATTCAATCTATATCAAAATCAACTGATTCAAGCTTACACTTCCAAGCAGAACATACACAGCGTGAGATATTGTGATGATTGATTGAATGACTAAGAAAGCAACTGTGAACTGAACAGAAGTTGAATACAATGGAAGTTTCAGACCTTTGCAGTATTGAGACAACCCAATTGAGATTTATTATTGATGAACATATACGGCGACTTTATCTTATTATGAAAACTATCTATAATGAAGACATACGTTGTGAAGACATACAATGTTGATTGAACTTACAAAGAGACAATCAACCCCGATAGTATTCTGAACGAAATATCATTTTCATCAGCAATGAGTTGATGACAATGACAATTGAACATTCAGACTGACTATGCTTTCGCAGATACATCATATAAGTGATGAGAATATGTGAAAGTTCGGTTGTATGATGAAGCACACGTGAACTGAAAGCAGATATACTATTGATACATCAGCAAGATAGAAAGAAAAGCCAGCGAAAGTCGTGAATACACAACATTCACTTGTCTTTGAGTGTGAAGCTTATTGAAGAATATCTTATACACAAACGGAAGCTATTCACAGACTTGTGCAACAATGATGAAGAACATCAGAACATTCTTCAATGATTACTATTCGGGCGTAATTACAGAATGAAGCATATCAGAAACTGTTGCAACAACACAGAACTGGACTTGGAATTATCAGAACTGCTTTGATTGTTTTGATACAATCGCAAACGCAATCTGATACAACCGAATTGTTGATTGAGAATGACATCTCGACTTATTCTTGCCAAGCACAAGAACAAAGCATATTGTTCACCTATGAGAAGAAGTGAATTCAATCACAGTCAACAATAGTATAGAAGAAATGGTGAATGAATATAGACTTGCGAGAAACTGATGAACTGTTCAAACTTATACTGACGCAACATCAATCTCGACTTATTGAAGAAAGATGAAATATGAAAGCAATACAAGTTTGAATAGTGCAACGACGCAAAATGAGTATTGAAACGCATATATTCAGCTATACAAAAACCCAGTTCAATCGATTCAAGTCGTATTGAATGCCGAATACCCATACGAAGATATCAAGCCGTGAGATTTGTTGACAATCTTGAATACAGATTTGACGACGCTGACTGACTTGACTATCAGCAAGATTCAATACAAAACAGACCAAGCAACAATCACGATTCAGTATGAAGATACTTTGCGAAAAGTAATCAAATAGAATTTATATCATAATCAAAAGAACAATGTCTTTCGTGTATTACAAAACAGAAAACAATGTCTATTCTTATCTTTCAATTGCATTGAGTTCTGACGCAACAACTTTGCAAGTGAACGATTGAGATATTTTTCCGACTCAATTTCCATTCATCTGCACGCTTGAACACTATGATGATGAGTGAAACGTTGTGAAAAGAGAAATAATCAAATGCACAGATAGAGACTGAAATACATTGACGATTCAAAGAGCTTTCGAGCAATGTGTTGCTGATGATACTGCAAACCCAAAGACATTGCAACAATCACCATTCAACTTTGTTGCGTGAGATTCTATATCATTGACGCTTACAAGCGAACTTATCACAGATATTCAAGACGAAATCACGAGACAATTGAATAGTCTGAACACAGCACAATGCTGTATTGATGACACGCAATGCAGAATATGTGATATCGAGACTTTTATCAATAATCTATAAGAACAATGGCGATTGACGATTGAAACTTTACAACGATTTGCCCGTTGGCTTATACCAACATCGAAGTTCATTATTGCAAATGATGATGATTCATCACTTGCCGACAATGAGTTGACAATCTATGAAACCCATTGCAATGATGAAGCGTGCGTTTGTATAATGATGACCCAACAAATGTGAAAGCACCAACAATTTGATGATATGAATTCGACCACCGACAATTCACAGATTCAAACTGATGTGTTCAATGTATATCTGACAACCCAATATCTTTACTCACTTGTAGAACATCATAATGACGACCTATTGTTTAGACCCAAACGCTTTACGGCTTGCCGTATATAATCTGAACACTTGAACAATGCCGACGAACAATGTGATATTTTCTCATATCACAGCAAATCTTTCAAGTTCGGCGACAAGTATTACAATCACAAGTTGAGAATGAGCATTGTTCACGTGATGAATGGTTGCAACAATCGAGCAATTGAATGACGATTGAAAAGCAACTGCAAGAGAAGTTGTATTGATAAGTTGAATCAGCACAGATACGCTGACATTGACAAGATGATATGAAAAATGTGTGATGAATGACTTGGCTTCGCCAAAAGAGATGTGAAATACACCACAATCATTCACAAGTTGAGCAAGAATTTCAGTATATGTATCAAAAGCTTTGTTGAATTGAGTTCAAACAAGATTGAGCCAAGTGAATTGCCCGTGCAATACTTGTGTCTATAATGAATCACTTGAAGTAAGTTCTTGCGTATTGAACAACTGTGATGATTGGCGAGATAAATTATACCAAGCAAAAGCACGTTGTTGCTATAATGACTGCTGATTCGGTGATTGAAGTGATTGAGATTGTGTGATGAGTGAAGACACATTCTTGTGTGCAAACTGCAACTATAATTTCAAGAATCTTACAATCTGCGAATGAGTGATGTTGAGATTCTTATGAGCTTGAACGCCAAGAATCAATGTTCAAAGAAAGTTCTGCAATATGTGAACAATCGATTTGAGATGATGAAACTATGTATGAGCTTGTTCAAAAAAAGATTGTATCACAGGTTGCACAGTTTCAAACAATTATTGTTCAACTTGCTATAATTCAATGTGCTTCTGATGTTGATGAACTTGATGACTATGATGATATTGTGGTTGATGTGCTGGTTGCAATGCAACTTGAAGCTGTTGATGAGCTTGATGAAACTGATGAGATTGACGGTGTTGCTATGAATCAAGCCGTTGATGTATTAGTTGTTGAGTGCTTCCGTGATGATGTTGAAACCCAGCAGATTGAATGAACTGATGAAACTGATGATGATGAGCGACGAATACATCTTGATGAGAATGTTGCTATTGTCAGAAAGGTTGATGATGATGAGGTTGATGATGATGATATTTCACTTGAAATTGATGAAACTGATGAAGTGCGTGATATATATACAAATGACAAGTGATTTGAGTTTGATGATGATGATGAAATGCGTGAATCTTCTGACGTTGATGAGATTGATGAATGTGAAGTTATTCTTGCAACTGAAATTCATATAGATGAGACAACTCTTGATGAGCTTGATGAAATTGACGAATGTGATGACATTGATGAAGCACTTGATGTTTCAGATGTTCTTGAACGTGAAATTGATGAGCTTGATGAAAATGAATAGTGTGTTGATGAAATTGATGATGAACAGCACATTCAACTTGAACGGCTTGAAATTGATGAGACGCAATCAATAATATGTATTGATTGATTCTTCACGCTTGCGAATATTTCAACAACTGCATTCAAGCAAAATGATGAGACTGATGAAAATGATGAGATTGACGATGATACCAAAGTTCTTCTGACGCTTGAAAGTGATGAAATTGATGAAATGGTGCAAACGGTTGAAAAGTGTCAGTTGTATATGTCAAACTGATACAAAGCTGAAATGTAAACGTATCGGCTTGAAGTTGATGAGCAAAATGAACTTGATATATTTCAGATTGAACACCGTGAACAGATTGAAGTGCTTGACGATGTAAAATATGCAAACCTTTTTAGAATCTAACATACAAAGACTATGGCGAATGCTGGTTGTATAAATGCTATATGATTTGATTGATGTTTCTTACAGACACTTCAACAGCTTGATAGTGCTTGTATTTGAGTATGAGTGCAGTTCACAGCACCAAACCCACTTGATGATAAGCGTTTCGATTACATAAAATACACAGACAAGTGCTGAAATACTTGTTGCTTGACGTGAGAAAATGAGATTATGATATATGCAACACAATGAACATTGAAGAATCTCACACTTACTAATGATGACGCAAATGAAGTTGTGAATGTGAAACGAACAGATGTATTTTGAAGCAACTGGAAGAAGACTGTTGTGAGATATAAGACTTGATGATACCCAACTTCTATCACAGACTGAACATTGGCTGTTGAAGAACTTGTGCAGAATCAATATCAGTCAAGCTGATACAACGTGAGTTGACTTACAGACTGAACAACATACTATTTTTCAGCGTTCGCAGTTGCACAAGATGACACAATAATCGTTGTGCAGACTAACTCAATCACAACTGATTTTGAATGGAAGCCAAGCACAAGCACTCTTGCACGGCGAACACTCAACTGAACTTTGAATGATTCATCTTGAAATTGAAGAAACGCAACTTGAAGTTCAAATATGACATATCAAACGCTTTCAAGTTGAATCAAAGTTGCAAAGACAACGACAAACAATTGATGAATCACGGTGAATTGAAATATTGCAAATCTTTTGAGTTGAGATTTCACGATTTCAATGCGAACATATACAACTTGACAATGACTATCAAACACAGCTTTGATGTTTTGAGTATGGTATGATTACTCGCCATACGTATGACCGAACATTCGGCGATGATACAATTGAGATTGAAAAGTCAATTTCAGATTGAGATGATGAACATCAAGTCAAGTTGTGATGATGAGTAGTTCAACTTGAACATCTTCGCTTCAAAACAAGCGAATTCATATATGTCGAACAAGAATCAGTTGAAACAATGTTGCATATATTGACGCAGTTCAAGAATGTTCGATGACAAGCACACTATACACAAGCAGTTGAAATTCTTGATATATTCTTTCAAGATATACAGCAGACCAATCACTTGCGACTTGAAGTATGTCAAGCAATGTGATTGTCGAGAATAGATGACGAACAGCAACAGAAGTTCAATCATATAGAAACAAGACAAAAAGATTCTATTGAATCTCATAGTCATCGCCAATAATCGTTGTGCAAAGTAATTCAATCACGACTGAATTTGAATTCAATTGGAAGATTCTTGATTCAACTGTTTGCTATTACCCTTTCATTGAAAACAATTCTGACGCGTCTTGACAAACATCATTGAGTAATTGATGAACGAAACAATCTTTGTGATATAGATTTTCAACATATTGAAATATCACGTTGTGATGAAATAAATTGAGCGTTTTTTCATCATTCCGAATCAAACCGAATTCAATTGGAAGTAGTGGAAACGCATTGGTATGAGCAACAGATAAATGATGTAATTGATACAACATTGCACATTCTTGAAATTTTAGGAATAGAGCACAATTTCAGACTTGATGAAATTGGTATCGTTCGCCAACTGACCTTTGAGTAGTTTGACAACGAATGCACATTGCTGTTTGATTTAATTGAACAGAAGCATACGTTTACAAAAATTGAGTAAAAGAAATCATTGTGAATACAACATCGTATGATGAAACTATTTATAAAGCATTTGTGCAATCAAATTCAAGTTTCAATTTTGATGTCGCATATTTCATTTCAGATTGAATTGATAGAGAATCAGAAATTGTCAGAGCATACAATAGAACAAAATCAATATTCTGATTATAAAAAGAAAGCACACATTCAAGTGTGCTTTTTCTTATCTTCCGAATTGTCATTTCACTTTGTTGTAATAAGCAAGTCATTCAGCTTCTGTTCGCTTTTTATTCTCAATAATTGCAGTTGACAAATATCATTTGTAAACGAATTGAGAACTTGAATTTGAAGCGTGTCATCATATTGAAGAATAGCCTGTGTCTGATTGCACTTGTGTGCTTCTTGAATCGTTTCAGATATGAACTCAATCAACATATAAATCAGCACCTGAACTATCGTATGTTGCAATGATACAATGTCGAACACCGTCATTTGCTGTTCAATCATTGATATCATATGCAGAACTTCAATTTCGTCTTGAAAGAATGAACTTTGAATTGTTTCATTGTATTGCAAAGTTTTTGTTGTTTGACGACGGCGACAACATAAACAACACAGAAACTGACGCAAGAGAATATGTTGTTTTCGCCCGAATCACCATAGTCAATGCAGAAAAACTTCACATTCACGGAATTCTTATCTGTGATGAATAGCTTCAACTGAAATATGCACAATCAACTCAATCATAAGTTCAGAAAGAAACTCACGTTGCTGTTCAATCTCTATTGTTTCAGCTTGAATCATTTGCGTTTCATACCAAAGTTCGATATCACATCGTATTGATTCACGGTTTCCAATTGAAATCAGTTTGCACAGTTCAACTTTGCACAACGATTATTGTGCAGAAGTTGAGTTGTCAACTGATATTTTTCTGCTTAGACTTTGTGCGTTCACTATCTTCGACTATAATACAATTGCTTTATATACTAAACAAGAGATATGAGCGACAAAAAACAAGAGAAAGTCGAATCAACACCAAGCGAAAAGACGCTTGTCATCAAGCTTGACTGATGACTGTGAAGAAACATTGCAATGACGTGAATCATCACGGAAGTTGCGAAGCACAGAAAAGTCAAAGTGATTGCTTCACGACCACTTGCATTTCGATGAAACCCATACATCGAAAGTGTGCATTGATTGTGAGATAGAAGACTGTTTCAAGATGTGATAAGATGAAATGATTACATCGAGATTGAGCCTTATACAAACCCAAAGTTCTTCAACGATTGAGAAAACCGATTGAAGATTGTATGAGAACAGTTCTGACTATCGAAAATCTATTACCCACAACTCTTTCTTGCAGAACGAGAAAAGAAAGCATACAAGCTTGATTGAAACGCTGTTCTGTTCCAACCTTTCGGAAGCACTATGGACATCAACGGAAGCGACAAATCATATCGTTCAATACCAGTTGAGAAAGCACAGTATATGGCTGAACAACTGATGAAGAAGTGATACACAGTCTATACTTGCGAAAGCGAAAAACAGCCCGAGTTGAGATGAGTGAACACATTGAGAAAAATCACAGATTTGAGATATATGGTGTGATTGTGTGCAAAATACAAAGTGATTTGATGTGATTCTTGTCTTCATCACGCAAGTGTTTGATTCTGAATGAGACCAACAGTCTTGCGAGCGTGAACAGATTCAAAGAGATTCTGATACGATGAGCTTGAAAACAATTACCGTGAATTTGAGATGAAAGCATATACACCAATGAGATTGCCGATGAATGATTTCGACTTTGACAATTCGAATCAATGAACAAACGATTTCACACTTGAATTCATTGATAAGATAATCGAGAAATTTTAGTTCATAATACTATCAAGATGTTGAGACTTATTCTATTGATTGCGTGCTTCATTCTGTTCATAGTGAGCATTGTGAAGTTCGATATCGCATTGTTCAAGTTCTTGCTTGTATTGAGCTTGATTGCACTCGTTTTTATTCTTGCTTGTATGTAAGATGACGGAAGCTGAATGACTTGCTGTGTGAATCTTCTGATGATTGACAACAGCTTGAATCTTAGAATATTTTTGAATGAGTTGAGAATGACTCATCATTATGACTGTAATGCTTGTGCTTGACTTGGTGTTCTGATTGCTTTCTGCAAAAGCAAGATGAGAACACATCGAAAGCAAGAAGCTTCAAAGTTGATTGATGAAAAAGATGACACGTTGGTTGTTGCCTTTCATAGTTGCACTATGATTGAAACGAACGTGAATGCCTTGAATTGAAGCACTAATCACAGCAATCGTTTGAATGATTGTATTCAGCGAACTATATTCAATCATCTGACACATATATTCAATCAATTACAAAGAAGAATTGCCCGAAGTTGACGCATTCAAAATGCTATTGAACAGCGTTGTGAAGATATTGAAGAATCTTATCAAATCAAAGAATGATGAGATTGAGCCAAAAGATGAAAAGTTCAAATATGAAGACGGTGATGATGATTATATTGATAAAAAAGTGATTGAATAGAATGGCTTTACATCATAATGTAAAGGAATGAACGAAATCCGAATTCAGCAAACTGATTTGTGATTCATCATAAAATGGAAAACTGATGATGATAGAATTTTGTATCGAAACGGAAGATTTCGAGATTCAAGAGAAAAGTGTGCAAAAACGTATTATTTCAAAGACGAAGCTTTATCTTGACTAATGATTGCAAGAAGATGTTGAGAAAGCGAATAGAGATTATTCTTGTTGCTTTGATAATACGATTTTTATTTTTCGGCGAAGTATGATAGACTATCTAATATACAAAATCACCAGCTGGCGAAACAAGAGAAAAATCAAGAGAATCATTTTAGCTTATAAGAGAAGCTTGAATGTCAAAGGAAAAAAAAGAAATTCTCTACTCAAAACACCACATCTTGCCAACAAGCCAACATTGAGCAAACATCAGCACAAACATTGAACTCATTAGAGATTCACAGCATAGAGCGATTCATACGCTGTTTGAAAACAAGATGATTGCTGAACAACTAATCAGAACAGTCGAGATATCAGAAAAAGCGTTGCGTGAAGACGTGAAAGAACGACTGCTTGAAACACTTACATCTAAGAACATATATGACCCATACGAACGATACAAAGAAAAAGTCATTCAATAAGACCAGCAACGCCGTGAGCCTATCGCAGAAGCTAAAAGAACGGCGTTCAAATAGACTTTATTATTTCAAATAATCAAATGCAAAACCCAATAATCGACGCAGAAGTCTCAAAGCTTATGGAAGAAAATCAAGAGCTGAAAGACAAGATTGCAGAAATCGAAAAGAGAATCGAACAGAATCAGAAAACTGATGTTCACGACATCAAAGAAATGATGAATTCAATCAAAGAGTTCAATGAAAAAATGGCTTCGCTTCTGAATCGAAAAGACTGAATCGACAAAATCATTGAGAAAATCAAAAAGATTTTACCTATCTAATCAAATAATATGTTTGAAGAAACAATCTGATGTCTGTGAGATTGATATGAATACACAGACTTTCAATTGCAAGAATGAGACATTGATAATTTGCCCGAGCTTTACGAGAAAGATGAAATCAGATTCGAATGGAATCAATGAAATCAGAAACGAAGTGAAGTGAGTTGCACAATATTCAATGCAATATGATGTCTTGCAGACCTTATCAACTATTGATTCAGTCTTGATGAGATTCAAGAGTATGATGAATTGAGCTATACACCCGAACGGTGAAGAATTAGATGACATTGACGATTGACGAAGAATGCTTTCAAGCTTGTTGCAAAGCACTATAATGAATCAGAACTATCAAAAGAATTCTGAAAAGTTGCATTCTATACAGTCAACAAATACAACGAGAAAGCAATCGAAAAGCTTCTTGCGAAGAAATATACAATCTGATGAAATTGATGTATCACGGCTGAATATCGTGCAGACTATAAGAAAGACGCATTCGTTCAATGATGTGATTTCTGAAAGATTACAAACTGACACGCATTCAATATCATAAGCAAAGAATGACAAACAAGCGTGAAAGATTCATATTCTTGAAGAAAGACAACAGACTGAAAGAAAGACTGCAACACATTCTGACTTGCACATAAGCTTTCAGAAATGACGAACTATTGACAACGATTCTATACATTCACACTCGTGAAAGAAGACAATCTTGAAAGAATCAAAGAGCTGAACACTATCAAAGCCGAGATTCTTACGCATACAGAATCAGCTTCAAGATTGCGACACCTTACAAAGAGCGAAGAATATCAAAGAAGATTACACAATGAGAATGAGCGAAAAAGAAACGAATGGCTTGCATACATCAACGACGAGTTGAAAAAGCTTTCCTAATCAGTATGAAATAAATACTTCGTATGAAAAAGCACCTATTGATAGGTGCTTTCTTTTTATCTGTAATCAGAACATTCATTGATTGTTCACTTGGTTGCGATACAGAACATTTGAGCTTCTCATCAGACATAAGTTTTGACCGTTGCAACACCGTTCACTTCTTTCGATAGATTCACAGCTTGTCAGCGTGTGATTGAATCTATGGAATCTTGAACTCAAATGTCGGGCGTATCAGAAAAGACTATCGCCAAGTCATTGTCTCAAATCTTCTCAACCTTTTCGAACGTTGATTCTTCTGCATATAATTCATTGATTCTATCGATTCTTTGTTGAACGACATCGACTTTCTGAACTGGCGTTCTCGTGCTTGATGTTGTTGTTCAGTTCTTTCAAGAATTGATTGCAGTCAATAGAATGATGAATGCGAATATTCCAGCAAAGATTCGTCAAGCTTTGCTGATTTTCTTCTTCTCTTGTTGTTCAGCCATTGTGATTGATTATGATATAAACTCATTGCAATATACATAATTGATATCTTTTTTCAATACCTTGACATTTTATCAAAAAAATATATAAGATACATTGTTGACATAAGCTTGTGAAACACTTATTTTTTATATGCTTATGTTTTTCAAAATGAACGAAATGCAAGAATTGATGTTGAACTTCATTGATTTTGAGAAAAACGTCAAGAATCATAGCAATGTTCGACAAAGATATTACTATCATCTAAGAAGATTGAATCAATATCTCATCTTGGAAAAGTGAGCCAAAGTGCAAGTTGAAGATGTTGAGTTGACTGATATATTAGATTTCTTGAATAAGTATAAAATGCACAAGATTGAGCATTGACCAACATCTTGAAAATACCCGTCAAGAAACGCATTATACAATATGATTGTGAGCATTAGAATGTTTTTCAGATATTGCAACATCATCTGAAAGCGTTTGAAGTTCAATCGAGAACAGATTCCGATTTTCAAAATGGAAGATGTGAAACGTGAGCCGATGAAAAGAGAAGACTATGAGATTCTATACAAAGCACCGATATTATACAACGACTTAGATAGAAAAGACATCATTCTAAGAGATAGACTGATTTTTCAGATACCCCGAGAAACTTGATTGCGTCGTGCTGAACTGACAAGATTGAAGTTCGAACATTTTCATTCAGCGAACAGACAATTTCAGATAGAAGTGAAGTGATGAAGATATGAATCAGTATTCTTTTCAGAAAGGTTGCAGAAGAAAGTATTCGAATATGAAGAAGTCATCAGAAAGAAGTATAGATGATATAATGATATTGAATATCTGTTCTTCTATATGAGCCAAAAACAAGTTGATAAGTGAAGACAAATGTCGCCGAAAGTTCTTTGATTGATTGTGTGAGACTATGTGAAGAAGCTGAAAAAAGATTGACTGATACCCGAGAACAAGAAGCTGTGCTTACATCAAGAACGTCATTCTTTTGCGATGAGATGTGTGTATTCTTGACTATCACAGCAAGCAACAACACAACTAATGAGACACAAAGACCCGAAAATCACGCTTCACTATTATCATCTGAACGATACACGATTGAAAAATCAGTATGATTTGATTCAATAAAAATTTCAACCGTGAAATGATATATTTTTTTCAAAAAGTCAAAACATAGTGAATTTTGATATTTTTTTGAATTCAGAAAACATAATTCTGAACTGTTCTTTCTTGATAGTGTATATTTTGATGAAAAAAAGTCATAAAAAATTTGACAAAAAAATTTATTTTCTTATAATAGATTACAGTTAAGTTTGAAGATGTGATTCGAATATGGCTTATTTCATAAAATAAATCATATTTGCTGAATCATATCAGTATCGAAAGAGTTCTACCGAAAAGATAGTAAGTGTGCTTATGTCAACCGATACAGTCAAACTTGACTGTTCGACAATATATACAATATCTACATTTTAATTCAGTCAAATCAAGATGTTGTAAGTCGAACGCAACATCTTCGTTTGTCTGAATTGATTGTGTGTAAGATTCGGACGCAACGAAGTGTTCGAATCTTTTTATTCATTCAAAAATCTGATGACAAGAAAAGGAATCATCACAATCATTGTGAGCATAATTGTGTGTATGTTCACGCCAGCTGGAATGTATGTGTTCATCGTTCCGTTTCTTGTCTGATGTATTTGATGAAAAAAAATTCGAGTATTTTATTTCCATTACTTCTTCAAGCAATAATGCAACAGAAGAACTATTTCAAATGTTTTCGTCTGTTTCTTGAAACGTGAAAGAAGCTTGATGATTCAATGAAGTGAAAGTATTATGAAGCTTTGCTTGAATACTGACTTGATTGAACAAGACCAGCCGACCCAATCATTGACGCATTGCTTACATCGGCGATGTATAGCATAGACAAGACCGATGAAGAACTAAGAAGAAAATCTGAATCAATGCAATGAAATTCAAACGCAGTCAAAGACTGGTGAAACGTATCAAAACAGACAAAAACAGACAAAAACAGAACAAAACAGAAACAAACAGAAGAAAACAGTGAAAAACATAAGAAGAATATAGAAGAATATAAGAAGAATATAGAAGATAATAATATCATTCTTACGAATGATACAGAAACAGAAGTTTCTGTTGAGTATGGAAACAGCGACATCAATCAATGTTTGAATCTAATCAAAACGTATAATTGATGACTATTAGATTGAACAGTCAAGCAATCTCGCAGATACGCAAAACTGCTGATTGATAAACTGAACAAGCTTGAATCGATTCAAAGTTGAAAATACACACGAATCGAAACGCTGGAAATCATACTCAAAGTGATTTCGCAGAACAAATACCATTCAGCGAAAATCACATCAGCCGAATCGATATATCGCAATCTCGCCGTTCTTATGCAAGCGTGCAAGACCGACATCTCGAAGACGCAAACAAATCAAATCGTTTTACCCACAATCTAAGAATGAACGAAATCAAATTGTATCAAGAAATGACTTATGTCGAATGCTACGATTGAGCAATATTCGAAACGCCAGCACCATTCGAACAAGTAATGCAATTGCGAAAAACAGCTGACTTGTATGTTCAGATTTGAGACACAGCAATTGCAAAGTGAAACATCAAAACAGTCTCGAAGAAGAAACTTTCAGATGTTGAACAAATAATCTATTCACAAGATAGATTCGTGCGTGAGCAATTACAGAAAGAGATTGATGATAGAATCAAGAAATGACTGCGTGTGAATGTTCCAATCGTGCAAAATTTACTTCAAAAGTATGTATAGAAATGCCAATCGAATGAATCACAGAACGAGAAACACAGCCATTGTTCAAGATATTCTTACGCAGAATATGATTCAAGAACTTTGACGAATATCTCAAACTATTCGGCGACGACATCGAGAAACGCAAAGAAACTGTTCGCCGATTCAGAAAAACTTACCCAAATTTTATTTTGAAAAATCATAAGAATGAAAACATCTAAAATCACAGAAATCACAAACGTCAATGAACGAAACAAATGAGAACATTGACCTATCTATTACATCACAATGAAATTAGAGAATCAAGAAACTATCACATTGTGAAAGAAGAAGAAAGACGCTTTCAAAGTATGAGATACAGTCTCATACGAAGAAAATTGAGAATGAAAATGGAAGCAAGTCATTGAAGACCCAAAGCAACAATCAAGAAAAGCTTTCAACGAATGACAAAATCGTTGAGCAATGGTTGGAATGGCGATGAAACTTGCGTTCGAGCTTGTTTACAAATGAGAAGATGATTTCCAAACAGCCATTGTGCTTGCGAATAGAATCTTCGAAGAAGCAATGTCTATGTATGAGAACAAGACCGAGACAAAGCAAGAGCCAGCCAAGAATGATGACTTACCATTTTAGTTCATAATACTCAACAAATGTTGAAAGAAACAAAAGATAGAAATTGAAATATGATATATCAGAAAGACAACTCGATATATCTGTATCTAAAAGACAAACAACAAACACGCAAGTTGTGAAGCATATCACCAAGATGAGAACTTTTCATTCGCAGATTCAATAAGCACATCTTCCGTAAGTTGAACGCTTATTGATTCTGCTACAACTTGCTGACTCAACTATCGCCCGATATGGTTGTGATAGTGAAAGAAGAAGATTGAACACAGCTTGAAACAACAGTCTGATACATCTTGCAGAACGGCGACGCAAAGCAGTTTGTATCAGACGGCTTCGAGCTTCAAATCTTTCTCAATAGACTTTTATTCACTAAGAAATAATCGCAAATGCAAAACAAGAGAAGACCACATTCAAGAGTTGCAAAATATCACTATGCAACAATCAAGATGTGTATTGAAACAGATGTATTGATGACGAAATGTCGTGTCTGTTGAAACCTATACCCAAGCACAACTGAATATTTTGTGATAGACTGACATCAATGAGCAGAAAGAAGAATACAGCCATTTTGTAGAAAATGCAGTCAAGACTATCAGAAGCAATTACTGATTCAGAAGAAAGCTGAACAGAACAAGCCAAAGCCAGCCGATGTTCACGCTGAATCTTTATTCGAAGAAGAAGAATCAGTCGAATCAAAAGTTGATAGAATTTTAGCTTTCTTATGATTGAACAGATGAGCTTGCAAGAAATCTTAGACCAATATGAAAGCTTCAAATTGAAATGATTGAAGCTGAACGAACAAGATATGTATGACTTCCTATCGTTGCAAGATACGATTCAAGACAAAGTCATAGAATTGAAATCAGCATATCTTGAAGAAAAGCTTGTGTTTGACCGTGATTACGGCTTGAAGCTTGTCGAGTTGAAAGAGCAGAAAGACAAAGATTGAAAGAAGCTGTTCACAGATACAACAGCGAAAGCAATCTGCGACAAAGAATTCTTTCAGAAAGAACTGGCTTTGATACAAGCGAAAGCAACTTATGAGATGTTGCAGAACAAATGAAGCTTGATAGTTGAATACATCAATGTCATCAAGCTTGCCGTCAAGAAAGACTTTACCATATAAACAAAAACCCAATGACCGAAACAAAAGACAAGATAATCTATCAGAACAAATCAATCGAAAAAGATGAGTTGTTCGCAAGAAGCGATAGAGATTGGAAAATCGCAAGAGTAGAAATGATGATGACGTTGACGAGAAAGTTGAACATATCAATTCTCGAAGCCCACAGATTGACATTGCAACTTAGACCCGAACGAGAATCTTTTTATTCTATAATCTAACAAATGAAACAAAAACTCAATTCTTATAAGACCTTTGAAGACAAATGACTTTTTGTCTGTTTATGAATGATATTGGCTTATGTTCTGATGTTGTTGCCGTTGTGCCGATGATGATTTCAGACCCAAGAGCAGAAAGCAGAATCAGAAACAGAAACTGCGTGAACGTGTGAAGTTCGAACGCCTTGACAACTATCGGAAGACTGAACACATCAAGAAATGCCAAAGATTGAAGCTGATACAAGCCACGAGAAATTCAAGAAGCTTGCAGAAGCTTACTGATTAGACGCTTGAATGATTCGACAAGTCGAGAATCACTATTGAATCAAAGAATGAGTCGTTCTTTGCATTACAGTTGCAGAAACGAGCTGATGAAATAGATGAGCTTGATGAAAGAACATTGGAAGTGTCGGAAGCAATGACCGTTGAGATAGACCAACTTATGCACTAATGGAATCTTGACTTGAAGCTATCTGAAAAACATTGACCAACAGATACTTGTGAAGAATACAGACGCTTTGATGTCTATCGAATGCGTGAAGTTGTTCAGCACGAGATGACCATTGATACAGATACGCCACGAGCGAATCATCACGAGAAAAGAATATGGTTGCTTGTCTGAATACGATATACTGACCAATCAATGCGAGTGATTTCAACATTAGAAGATAAGCCATTTTATCATCTAATCAAACAAAAAATGAAAAAATCTGAAATATCGCAATTGTATGAAAAGTGTCTAATGCCGAAATGCAGTAGAACAACGTATTATACGAGAATCAAGAACTGACGAGACCCGATTGAAGCTTTGAGAAAGCCGTATCACAGCGAAAGATACAAGCCAAGAATCAAGACAACGCTTTTTAGAGAAGAAATCGAGCGATACAATCAACAGCCCAGCCCGAAAGCAACAAAAAGAAGATTCTATCAAAGACTGTATCAATGACATACGAAAGAAGAAGCAATCAAAGTTGAGTTTTGAATTCACTATAAGCAACAGAAGAAGATTGCGAAGCCTTGCTATCAAAGACCAATCAAAACGCCAGCAATCAAGCAAGTCGAGAATCGTGATTACAGAACAATCAATGTGAGATACAAGAAAGAAGAAGCCGAAGTCATCAAGAAAGAATATGAAAGAATGATTGAAGACATCGAGCAGAAGATTCTGTATGAAGATGTAAGCACAGCGAAAGAGCTGAACAAAGAACTCGAAAAGCTGATTGCTGAATATCAACTCTTTATATCTTATCAAACAAGAGATGAATTATTGTAGAGAATGTTGAAGACCTATTCCGAATCAATACAACGGCTGACCAGCACTTCGGTGTTCGGAATGTAGAGCGTGAAAAGATGAAGAACTCGCCCAAATGCTTTGAGAAAAAAGCGACGTTGAAGAAGAAAACGATTATTTGAGAAATAGATTCTTCGATACCGAGAACGAATACACGAAGCTGAACTATCAACATCACAAGCTTATCAAGAGATACAATGTTCTGCGAGAAAGACATTGTGCTGTTCTGAAAGAGAACGACAAACTAAGAAAGCAGAACGAGAAGCTTTCAAAGTGAGTAGAAAGATTGTTCTGAAAGAATCGGAAGCTTGAAGACCTTTTATCATCTAAGTGAATCAAATATGACGATGATTGAAGTATGAACGCCTAATGAACAAGAATGAAAGCTGATTTCATATCTTCAAGAATATCTTGTAGAGATTCACAAGCAGAAACCCAACTTTGAAGCAAAGGTTGTTTGATTGGAATGAATACGACTGCGATGAATACACGAATCAATCATCATCTCGAAATCATTCTGATTCATCGAGCGATTGAACAACAAAGACTTGCTTGATTTTGAAAGCAACGCATATTTCAATTGATACTTTGAGCTATTCGACGCAAAAGATGAATATATTCGAGCGTCAACAAGTTCAGTCATTGTGATTTTGAGCGTGAATATGCGACCATTAGACTTTTTATCATCTATTTTGAAATAAAATGACACGATTCAAAACTAAAAAAGAAGACACATCACTTGATGATTCATACGTAAGATATGATAGACGAATGAAGCAAGCACAAGAAAGAATCAAAGAGAAGAATATTGTTTTGTGAGATGAAGTTGTTTGTGATAGAGAAGTCGATTGAATCTATCAACGAAAGTGAAAATATACGTGAAGTGTTGTGAAAGACTATCACTATATGAATATTCGATATGATGTTGAGTTCGAAAGAAATTGAATGAAGAAGATATACCCAATTCATATTGATTGCATTAGAAAGATTTTAGATTCTAAGCAGAAGAAAAGATGAAGACCAAAGACAAGATAATCTGATGTATATGATGTCTGCTGTATGGCTTGTTTCTAATCTGAATCACCTTTTGATGTATATACATCATCACGCTATTCGTGAAAATGAGCATACAGCTGATTTGATAAAAATTGGAAGAAGCACAGTCAAGAACTGTGCTTTTTTGTTCTTTCTCACACTTACTGCATACTATATTGAAGCATTGTCAATCTGTAAAGTAAAAAAAGTGTATATTTTTTTGACTTTTCTCTTGCAATTGAATATAATAAATGTATAAATGAATTGTGATGATGATATGATACATCACAAATCAACGCTTTATACCTTTACAAACACGCAAATGACAAACACTTACGAACAGAACGAAGAAGTATTCAAAGACTTCATCATTCAAGTGAACTCTTTGAACTATTGCTTCCAAAAAAGCTTCTGAAAGAAGCTATTGAACAAATTTTCTTTCGAATCCAACTTCGCAGATGATTTCGAATGAAAAACACGCTTCATCATATACTTCGATTGTTGAAGTTATGTGATGAGCAAAAGTTTCACAATCGACGAGTATGAAAGTTTCAAAACATACTGCGATTGAATAAGAGATACTTGATACGCAATCAATGGAAGAAGCTAATCGCTTCTTCCGAACAACCTTTATTCTTTATACACAATCAAAGATGACTGAAACAACAACTATCACTCGAAACAGCATTGCAGAAGCTGTTTACAACAGAACATTCATTCTTGACTTATTAGAAGAAGAAAAAGAATGATTCATCAATCGATTCTGCAAATGTATGGAATGAAAAGAACTTACACCAAAGCTTATCGTTCACGTCGTATCATACTGCGAACGTTCACACGATAGAGTCATTCGTGAGTTCAGATGAGAAGAAGATTAGTTTTTTATATTCTCAACATATACGGAAATGAAAGCACGACAAATCACAACAACGCATAAGTATTGAGAACACTATGACCACGTGTTCAAGCACTATGCGAACGCATTGGAATTCAGAATGAGAACAAGAGCGAACAATCTGAAACACAAACGAGATAGAGTGAAGATGAGCCAAATCAAAGAAATCGAAGTTGCAGATGACTATCGAAAGAAAGACTTCTGAAAACATCTTACAGTTCACTTGTGAAAGAGTTGATTTCAATCAAGCTGAAAATGACGAGAAGACACAACTGAAACAGAATACTTGTCATCGCATATCTTGTATCGAATTCATCACAACATCAGATGTTCAACAGCAACTGTTTGATGATTAGATAGAAACAACCCCGACGTGAAGTTTATGCTGGAAGACTTGCAACGATACAATGAGACAAGCTTGCCAAAGAATGTGAAACTTGAACAGCAGAAAGAACTATTCTTCTCTTGCCGAAAGATTTTGAGAAAGCTATGATACGAGCGATTCATATCAGAAAAAGATAGATGAATGTATGAAGATGAATTCAATGAATACTGCGAAAGAATGGAAGCTATGCAACAAGAGTTGAACGCAATGCTTGTTTAGAGATTGCAATTCACTCATAAAAATGTATATTTATTTCACTTTACTCACAAGAGATGATTATGACATTGAAAGAATATCTCGATTCTAAGCGAAAAGAACAAATCAACAAAAAAGAGAATCGCCCGATGAAAGTGAAAGTGAAAGAAATCATCGAATATTATACTCGATTTGACAAAGACGAACGAGATACAGAAGACCAGTTCAACGATGAACAAAAAATCAGACTTTATATTTCAGAATATGTAGATGAAAATTGGAATGATTAAGTGATTTTCTGCTGTTGAGATTGCTTGGTTGGAATGAAAACACCCAACAACGATTTTGAAGAATCGTGAAAAATACATACCAGTCAGAATTGACAACAATATATCAAGAACAAAAGAGCGTTGATTTGCGATAAAATATATTCGTGTCTGCGACTTGCAAAAATACATCAGACAATATCTATAAGCAAAAAATCAGAATGAAGAAGCTGACAAACAAAAGTCAGCTTTTTTCAAAATGATTTGTAAGTCATAAACTTTACAATAGACTCATCATTGACATAAGCAATACATTATCTTTTCAGTAGAGCGTTCGATACTCGTATTTATCTGACGCTTTTTTCTTATGCAGAAAATCACAAGAAGCAAACTTATCAAGAAATTAGATTCAGTCTTCTCGCAATACATCAGACTGCGTGATTGTGATTCCGATTGAATTGTCGTTTGCCCATTGTGTTGAGCAAAAGTAAGCCGAAAAAAAGCACAGAATATGCACTTCATATCAAGATGAGTTCTCAAATACAGATTCGATGAACATAATTGCCACGCTTGATGTATGAGATGTAATGTGATACTGAATGGAAATTACATCGCATACACGAGACGAATGCAAAACAAGTATTGAATCGAAAGAGTTGACGAGATGATAAACGACAAAGAGATATTCAAATTGAGAACGTATGAGATAGAAGAAATGATTGAGAACTATCAGAAGCTTGCACAACACATCGCCAGCAAGAAACATTTAGATATCTAATAGACCCAGCAATGCCAAAACAGAAGTATGACCGAACAGCTATCAAGCTTGAATTCTTGCAGTCAGACTTTGATGATGTGCAGAATTTTATGAAGACAAAATACGAACAAGACCCAGCCAACAATAAGCAAGTGATGAAGATGACAAAATGACGAGCCAAAGAGAAGCAAGCATACAAGCAGAAGATATTAGAGAAAGCTTTGCAAAAGAATATCACCAAACGAGCCGATTCATTAGAGATACCCGTTGAAGCATTGAAAGAATCAAAAATCAAAGCGTTGTGAAAGATTATGGAAATGTTGGAAGCGAAAGACCTATCAATGAAAGATATGGCGTTGTGATTAGAGAAAATCAAGACCGAACTCGGCGAGCCAGCCCACATCGGTGCAAACTATAATCTGAATGCGAACAAAGTCGAGTGATTGACTGATGAAGAATCGCAAGCACTTGATACATTGTTCAAGTGAAAATCACAGAACAAGCAAAAGTCAAACAAATAGATGAGAAGCTGTATCAGTCAGAATCGCTTCCGAGCAGAAACGGAAACAACACAATATTGACATTTTATCTTAGATACTATCAATGAACGAATCAGAAGCAGTAGAGCTATTGAAGAAAAGTCGTCTGTTGAGAAACAAATACTTTGAGCAATCGTTCTTCGACTTCTGTTCTTTCTATTTTATGGAATATTACACGTTCGATACACCGAACTGCTTGTTGAGAATCTATGAAGCACTTGAAGAATGAAAGAACGTGTTCATTGAATGATTCAGATGAAGTGCCAAGACAACAATCGCCCAAATGTATGTGAGCCGATGTATCGCATATAAGAAAAGAAGAAACATTATGCGATATGCACAGACGATAGACAATGCAGAAGAAAATCTCACATACATCGCAAACAGCTTCATTGGTGATACTGATTCGTGAGAAAGATTCGTGCGTGATTATTGAAGCTTGTATTACCCCGACTATACAATCAAGCAATGACAAAAGAAAATCAAAAGAATCGATAAGTTCATCACCGAGAACAACTGCTACGTAAGAGCGATGTCATTGTGAACATCACCGAGATGAAAGAACTATACAGCACCCGATTGAAAGTTCAGACCCGACTTATTGATATTTGATGACGTTGACACAATCGCTTCAACTGATTCAAAGAAGAAGAAGATTGATAGAAACTTTGAGTTCTTGTTGAATGAAGTTCTATGATGAACAACGAATCAGACGCAGATGATATTCTTGTGAAACACAATCTATGAAGATTGACTCGTGCCGAGATTTCGTGAACACATCTCACACGATAAGAATCGAACAATCATCAGAATTCCAATCTATGATGAAAACAATCAGATTG